AAAGCGTTTTTCAATAACAACACGGGATTTTTCTGGATCATCTAAAAGTCCTCCTTGCTTGAGGTTGATGATTGCCCATTCATATCTTTCGGGTGGGACAGATAAGAAATAAGTTATATCATCGGTTTTGGGAAGTGTATTTAAACTTTCCTGACAGGATAAGTCACATGAAACATAATCTAATTGATTTAGAAATTCCTCTGGATATTCTCCAAGAGATTTTTTCCAAGCATCAACTCCAACATCTCTTCTAGCAGCACCAGTAATTAAAAATCCCCTTGGAAGAAGATCTTTCTCCCAAAGTTTATGAAGTGCTGGAATAAGTTTTCTTTTGCACAGATCTCCAGTGGCACCAAAGATTACTATACCTCTAGTGAGCAGTTCCGTTTCCATTGTATTTTTCTGTTTCATAATAGTTATTTTCACCCTTTTTCATTCCAAAAAGTACAGTAGTCAATACAAAAGGTATCGAAATTATCATAAGGAAATTACCTAACATGATGTCCTCCAAACATGTACCTCATACCATTAAGAACTTTATTTGCAAATGCTCCTAACTTTCTTGATCCGAAACGTTCAAATAGTGCGGTAGATATAACAGGTGCGGGAACACCAAGATCCACAGCAGCGTGGACAGTCCAACGCCCCTCACCACTATCGCTAACTCCCCCACCGAACTTGCTAAGCTCTCGATCGCCGCGTAATACATCAGCGGTAAGATCAAGCAACCAACTGCCAACCACACTACCACGACGCCATAACTCAGCCACCTCAGCACAATCAATATCATACTGATAATCTTCTGGATTCTCCATCGGAGCAACCTCAGCATCGCCCTCCTTAACATATTTTGCCCCAGCATTAGCTTCATGCAGGATATTAAAGCCTTCGGCGTAGGCTTGCATGATTCCATACTCAACTCCATTATGAACCATTTTTACAAAGTGTCCTGCACCTGGAGGGCCGCAATGCAACCAACCATACTCAGCACTTGTTGCTCTACTCATAGGATCAGTTCTGGGAGATGATGCGATGCCTGGTGCAAGTGCCCTAAAGATAGGAGCGCAGACGGATACTGCGATATCTGTACCACCAACCATAAGACAGTATCCACGCTCCAAACCGTAAACACCACCACTAGTGCCACAGTCAATATATTGGATGCCCAACTTAGAAAGACGCTCTGCCCTCCTCCTACTATCCTTAAAATTACTATTGCCGTGATCAATAATAATATCTCCCTCACCACAAAACTGTAGTAACTCATTTAGGGTGTCCTCCACTGTTTCTGCTGGTACAACCATCATGAAAATTCCAGGAGCTTTACTCTTTACAGCACTACAAAGTGATTGAATATCAACAGTTACACCATCAATACCACCATTTTCCAAAAGTTCTTGCGCTTTTTCATAATTTCTACGGTATCCCCATACTTCAATACCATCTTTCATCATGCGGCGAGACATACCCTCGCCCATTCGTCCTAGTCCAATAATTCCTACTTTCATTTTTGTTCTTCTGTTGATACTAATGTTACTGAACTCAAATCACTTAAATCTGGTGGAAATGGTTCACGATCTTTTTCTCTTACAGTTAGACGATCAGGATCAATCATTCTAATTGCTTCCGCTAGTTCTTGAAAGTGTTGAATTTCATCATTCATGATCTCACAGATTTTCTTATCATCTGGAAAGCGAGTTAGATATTCAGCATACGTTTCAGCAGCGTGCATCTCTATCTCATAGGAGAGGTGGTAAGCAGAGCGAGGATCCAACCAATAATAAACCACGTTGATCCAATAGTAGATAAGGACAAGGTGTCTGGCGACAAAGCGATCCACCCAATAAGCACTACCGCCCCTGCTCTCCATATATTCAAGATGTTCTGTTTCGTTAAGAGTTTGAGCAAAATGTTCCTCCATTAGATATATGTGCCATTGTCCACGTAATCCTAGGGATTCTCTTAAATGAAGAACACTTAAGAAAGCAAAGTATGGTGCCCGAGCAATCTCCTCAAGCACCCAAAAACGTGGAAAATCTCTTCCTTTATAAAGAAAATCAATAATTGCTACAGTGAAATTTAAAACCCAAGTGTTAATAGTTTTCATAGTAGTTAAACATAAATTTTAGGTTCCCCATCCTCGTCATCGTCATAATCATAAGTCATACGACAATCAGACAAATCATCCCACTCTGGTTCATAGAGTGGGCATGGTTCCTCAAATAAATGACTCATTCTCAGTTGATGAATCCTTTCTCTGAGAGATTTGTAAAACTCTCGTTTTTCGTCTTTGTTCATTCTACATGTACTGTACCGATCATTCCTGCTCCTTTATGTGGGCCACACCAGTAAGTATAGTCACCTTTATCTGAAAATACAACGTCTTGGGATTCTCCCGGATTAAACATGAGCGATTCTCTAGAGAGATCGGGGCGATCTTCAACAATTATATTATGAGGAGGTAACATATTATTTTCAAAATGAACTGATTCTCCTGCACTTATTGTAACTTCAGCAGGATCAAATACAAGATTGCCACCAGATCCCATCTGCACGTCTACAGCCCAAGCAGGTGCAGCAAGAAATAATGTAGCAAGAAGTCCGAATAAAAACTTCATAAACATTTTTATAACTACACTATCTATTTCAGATTTAATCTCTTGTAACGAGGGTTTGTTTTGACTTCCTGACTTATCATTTTACTAAATTCATTAACACAATTACTCCATTTTTTTCTTAATTCTTTTGCTTTTTCTTTATCTTTTATTTGATACTGAAAGTGCCACCATTCATTCCAAATGGCGGCACACTCGTCACTCTTCTTTTGAAGATGTGGTTCTAGATACAATTACTTTTTAGGTTCTATTGCTGACTGAACTGGTGGTTGCTCTTTCTTTTTAGTATGTCCATTACCATTACCATTACCTGCTTTAGCGGGACTGAGTCCAAAAGCAGCCAGTGATCCAGAGAACACTGAGGCAATGAATGTGGGATCAAAATCTAAAATCTTTTGTCCGTTTGGAAGTCTAACATAGGAGAATGTGAGAAGGGATGCACTCCAAATAAGGACTACAACTTTCACCAAATTACCAAGAACTTCACTTTTGTCTTCATCATCTTGCTTCTCTTCTACCTCTGCTTTGGATTTACCGAGCATTAGTATAGAAGTAAGGCATCTTTATTTAGAGATATAACCCTGTTCCATCAACCATTTTTTGGTAAGAGGTGTTGGTTTATAAACTTCCCACATCCTTTTAGCGCCTGCACAAACTTTAAGAGCATCTCTAGTCATGGTATCTGAGAATGCTGCAAACATTGCTTCCGATTCATATGGAGATGCTGAGGGTGGATATGTTCTTTTTGCACCATTTTTAATCCAATCAGGAATTTCATCGGGTTGAAGGATTATAGCAGTAAATGTATTATCAAGAGTTCCTGCCATGCAGTCTTGAGCGGTATGCCAACCCTCATGACGAAGAACTTTAATGAGCATATTAGGGGAAGAAATATATCTCTCATTAAAGAACATATCATTTCCTTTCACATAATAAAGTCCGCGAGTCAAAGAATAAAAATATTTATTGTCACCAATATAAACATTTACTCCAATTTGGTTAAGACTGGTGAGGATATCAGTGATCTCATCTTTGTTTGGTTCATGTTGCTCACCAAAACTCATCCAAGTTTTCACCTGTCTTACATCTTTAGTGCATTCACGAAGCATCATACAACCCATAGAGTCATAAGAATTCCAGCTTTTAACTTTTGATTCATCGGCAAGGGCAGGTGTAGTCAATGCTGCTGCCATCAACATCATAAAAAATTTTTTCATATCTTAAAAAGGTAATACGCCACCAGTTGTTTGTGGAAGTGCCTCTGGGAGTTCTGCATCTAATGCAACAGGAAGAGCATCTGTAATTGCTTCTCCGATCGCCTCAGTCATTCGTGACTTGACATTCGCAATAATGTTATCCTTATTGAGATAAACATAACCTCCTCCTGCAATTATAGCAGAAGTTCCTACGAATGAAAGTAGTGCTAATACATTAATTACTTTTTGCATAATATGCCTTGTAGTATTGAACTATGCCAGCTGTATGCATGTTGCCTTGAGATACCCAATCGTTGGCACATTCATAGATGGACTGACTCGAATATTTAGGAACAACACCATCCATTTGTCCTCCATATTTTGTAAGCAATATCTTAAGTGCCTGCTCACGCACCTTCATTTTGTGATCGTTGTAGCGCCAATCATCGATGGACATTTTCGGAACCGCCTTGAAAGTTTTCTGAACCACCAATAGGATTTAGTTGCAGAGTAGTTTTACCACTTCTGGTAGACATTTCATACATTAATTGATGCATCCCATCATCCCCACTAGACTTTTTAAACTCATCAACAGCAGTATATGGGGCATATAAAGGCCCTTCATAATTTCCAGCAAATTCTACTTCTTTCTCTTTCATAGGATTTGGAAACCAATCATCATGAGGTAATTCTTTTGGGGCAGGAATACCAGTGAAGTAATTTATTGCATCATCTTTAAATGCTTGTCCTTCATTATAGTCGTCTTGTAGTTCACTACAATCAACAATATTATCGTCTACCTCACATTCAATATTATCTGTTGCTTGTTCTCTTTTGAAGAGTGCTTTGATTTGTTCGATCATAAAAAAGGAGCAACCTGTGCTCCAATGATAGTAAATTTATTTAGTTTTGTCAAGGAGAGGGAACCGATGCTGGTATCATCATTCCTCCACTCATGTCGTCGTCATCATCAATGTCTCGTCCCAAAAATGATCCAACGATAAATCCTGCGAACAAAGACATTGCTAAGACTAACATCACCATACTCCTGGGATGATCTGCCCTGTAAGTGCATATGCACCTAGAGCGGCAACAATGCCGATCATGGCTGCGAGTCCATTAATTCTTTCTGCTGTTTCGTTCATGATTCTAAGGTAAGGTAAAATTTAGTTTGATCGGATGGTGAATTTTCATAAATGGAGGAATCACCATACTCCTTATGATCTTTGTATCCAACCATGCGTCCCTTCGTATTTTGAAGAGCAGACATGAATACAACGAAGAAAAATACGCCTGGGGCACCAATCAAAAGGGCACCACCAATGACATAATAAGTTAGGATTTCAAGAATAGAATTTTCCATCAATAAAGAGAGTCTTCTTTTTCAGTTTCAATTACACAATCAGATGTGGGATATGCAACACAAAGGAGTGCAAATCCTTCTTCAAGTTGATCATCATCTAAAAATGATTGTTCTTCTTGATTTAGTGAACCTTCAACAACCTTTCCGGCACAAGATGAACAAGCACCTGCGCGGCAGGAATAAGGGAGATCCAAACCTGCTTCATCAGCAGCATCTAAAATATATTGATCTTCTTCACATTGAATAGTATTTTCACCTTCGGGGGTTTTGAGAGTGATAGTGAAAGACATTTAATACAATCGGATGTAAAGATTATATAGATTCTTTGATATCAAGTCAAGCATCAATTATCAGAATCCGAAGACACCAAAGAAAAATACACTACCAGTAGTAGCATAAGAGATAATAGCAGCAACAAATCCAAGCATAGCAGTGCGTCCATTTAATTTTTCCGCACGCTCTGCATACGTCTCATATCCATAACGCTCAGCGTCAGTCTTGGAGACATACATCTGTGGCTCCTTAGCAAACAAATTCTGCTGTCCAAACTCATTCGTTGTTACAGTCATTAACTTATTGTTATGAAACTTTACATAGTATATAGTAAAAAAGCACCCCTGTCAAGAGGTGCTGTGTAGTGATTTATACTCAGTAGTCGTCCCCTTCAAGGATATCCTGACATTTCTCAGGATTCTTCTCACAAAATTTTCTGACATAACCATGAACATCTTCATCCATATGATAATGGT